CTTCGGGATGATAAGACAGAATCCACAACTGAATATGAGACGATCACAAAAACGGCTGAAAAGCTGAAAAATGATAACGATGCTCTCGTTATAGCAAACTCCAAACTGTTTCGACAAACAGGCATTTTGGGTGAAGGCAAACCAAAACCTGAGGATGTAAAGAAAGAATTCTCGGAAACCATCACAATAGCAGATTTTGAAAAAACATTATAATAGAAGGAAGTGGATTTAACACATGGCAAGAATTACAATCCAAGACGTAAAAACCTATTTAGGTTCAGCGGAAACATATGATATCGTTAACGCTATCACAAACTCAAACCCTGCTACATTCGCACAATATGTTCCATTGGCAAACGCTACAAACGTTGCCGCTATCGGTGCAGGTCTTCAAGTTAATCAAACAGTTCAAAATGAATTTATCACAAACTTAATTGACCGTATCGGTTTAGTGGTTGTTAAGAAAGCAAGTTTAAACAACCCGTTGAAGAAGTTCAAAAAAGGTCAAATGCCAATGGGTAGAACGATTGAAGAAATTTTTACAGACATTACAAAAGCACAAAAATATAATCCTGCTGACGCAGAAAACACTCTTTTCAAACGGACAATTCCGAACGTTAAAACACTTTTCCACGAGCGGAACCGCCAAGATTTTTACACTCAAACGGTTTCAGATGAACAATTAAAAACTGCTTTCATTTCATGGGCAAACTTTGATAACTTTGTTGCTTCTATTATTAATGCAATCTATAACAGTGCAGAAGTTGACGAATTTGAATATATGAAACTGGTAGTAGATAACTACTACGCAAAGGGTTTCTTCTCCGTTGTCCCTGTCGTTGCACCAGTAGACGGTACAAGTGCAACCGCATTTATTAAGGCGGTTCGTGCTATGGCTCGAAAAATGTCATTGCCAAATGGTTCCCGTGATTATAATTCATTAGCGGTTCGCACCCGTTCCGATATGTCAGATTTACACTTAATCATCAGTGCTGACCTTGAAGCGGAAATTGATGTTGATGTTTTAGCAAAAGCATTTAACATGGATAGAACATCATTCCTTGGAAATGTTACGGTCATTGATGGATTCGCAAGCCAGGGTCTCCAAGCGGTTTTAATTGATAAAGAGTTTTTCATGGTATATGACAACCTTCAAAAACTGGAAACAGTTCGTAACTCAAAAGGGTTATACTGGAATTACTTTTATCACGTTTGGCAGACAATGTCAGCTTCCCGTTTTGCAAACGCGGTGGCATTTGTTTCGGGTGCGGTTCCAGCGGTTACTAACGTAGTAGTAGACCCAGTTATCGCTTCATTGAAGCAAGGTTCTACCTTCCAGTTTACAGCGTATGTCCGTGCAACTGACGGTAATACCTACACACCTACTTGGAGTGTACTACCTTCTACTTCTTCTACTACTAAACTTGCAGGTACAACCATTGACGCTAATGGTAACTTAACCATTGACGCAAACCAAACAGGTGAATTAGTGGTACGTGCAACCGTTTCAGGTGCAGGTAATGCCATTGACGGTACAGCATGGCAGGCTACGACTGCTTACACTGTGGGACAAACCGTTAACGCAGGCGGTAACGTTTATCAGGTTACGGTGGCAGGTACATCAGGTTCGACCGCTCCTTCATTCACAAGTGGAACAGCAACAAATGGAACCGTTACATTTAAATATGTTGGTGTGGTTAACCCAACTATTAACAATCCTGATAATACAGATGTTATTGGTGAATCTATCGTCACTATCAGCATCTAATGAAAGGGGACAAACTTAAATGCCAACTGTCCCGTTAAGTGGAACGGATATTCGACTATTGTCGGGTATCCCTTTTACAAATGACTACAAACATACACGATGGTTTGAAACTATCACGGAACAATTTAACTGGTTCTTAGCCAAACCCATTGTTCACGAAATGCCACAAAACACGTTTCAGCGTTCGGACGATGGAAGAAGCTATGTACGGGTTGATAAAAGTATCGATGAACTTTACGGTGTTAACTATATGATGTTTAACAACTACAAAATTAGCCGTAAATGGTTCTATGCTTTTGTTACCCATTTAGAATATGTGAATAATAGTGTTACCCATATTTATTTTGAAATTGATGTTTTTCAGACATGGAA